GATCGGGCCAGCCGTTTACAAGGCGCGTCGCGGTATCGAGGCTGAAATGACAAAGATGATTGCTAAAACTATGCGCGACGTGCAGAGGGATATTTAATCATGGCATTAAGTATTCCTATTGTCTCTGAGTTTGACGGCAAAGGCATTGACAAAGCAATCAAAGAATTTAAGCAGTTAGAAACCGTCGGCGAAAAAGCACAGTTTGCAATTAAAAAAGCGGCCGTGCCGGCAGCGGCGGCGTTAACGGCGGTTGCTGGTGCGTTGGGTTTGGCGGCTAAAGCGGCAGCCGAAGATGAACAGCAACAAGCAATTTTGGCTAACACTATGCAAAACGTTGTCGGTGCTACTGACGCGACGGTTGCAGCGACTGAGGACATGATTGCGGCTATGTCAAGGGCGACTGGTACGGCTGATAGCGAGTTGCGACCAGCGTTTGCCGCGTTGCTTACTGGCACTAAAAACGTTGGCGAAGCAACTGACGCGTTATCGCTTGCGCAAGACGTGGCGATTTCTACCGGCATAGATTTAGGTACTGTCAGCGACGCTTTATCAAAAGCGTACGCAGGCAACATGAAAGGGCTACGTGCGCTATCGCCTGAAATGGCAGGGCTAATTAAAGAAGGCGCGTCACTCGACACGGTGATGATGGCGTTAAACGACAACTTTGGTGGCGCAGCTGCACGATCAGCAGAAACTGCAGCAGGCAAATTTAAAATACTAAAAAACAGTTTGGCTGAAACACAAGAAAGTATCGGCGCAGCGTTATTGCCGGTGTTGCAAAAAGTGTTGCCCTATTTGCAGGCAATGGCTGACTGGGCGCAACGTAACCCTAAAGCCTTTTTGATTATTGCTGGCACAATCTCGGCGGTTGCGGCCGCAATCATGGCAGTCAATATCGCTATGGCGTTAAATCCGTTTGGTTTAATTGCGGTAGGTATCGCAGCGCTCGTTACAGGTTTGACGTTTGCGTACACAAAGTTTGAGACATTTCGCAACATTGTCAACACGGTGCTTAACGGTTTGATTGCAGGTTTTGAAACATTTGCTAATTCGTTTATCGGCGCAATCAACTTAATTATTCGAGGCATGAACCTGATTAACCCGTTTACCGATATCGGTAGTTTGCCGACAATCTCGTTGGGTCGTATCGGTAGTGGTAATGGTGGTGCTACGGCAGTTGGTGGCGATACGCGTACGGCTGACCGTATGGCTCGAGAGGCAGGCGCGTCTATACCGAGTGTGCCAGCGATTATTGGTGGCGGTGGCGGTGCAGGCGGTGGCGGTGGTCGTGCCGGTGGCGGCGGCGGCGGTGGTGGTGTTGGTGGCGGTGGCGACCTAGTAACAATTCAAGGCGCACTAACAACATACGGTATGGCTGAACGTATCGCAGCGCGTCAATCAGGTGACGTAACGATAAACGTGACGGGCGGTATGTCCACTAGCGCCGAGATCGGTCAAAGCGTGTTGAACAGTTTGTTGGCATACCAGCGCACTAACGGCCCACTTGATTTAATGATTGCCCAGTAGTTATGGCAGGCGTAGCAGTTGTCGCTAGTGGCAACTATGACCTAGAAATTGACACGGGGTTTGTTCAAGACGCATTTTTGCTTGACGACGCAACCGCAGGCGTACTCGACAACACCCAATATGTGCTTGACGGTTCGACACAGTTTGCAAGTGTGCTTGACGGCATAAACCAAGTGAACGTGCGGCGCGGTCGTCGCGACCAAGGCGACCAATTTAGTGCAGGCACAATGACATTTACCATGCTGGATACTGACGGCATTTTTATGCCGTTTGACGAGGACAGCCCGTACTACGACACGGCCGAGGCTAAGCCAGGTTTAGCGCCTATGCGTCGAGTGCGGTTGTCGCGATACAGCGCAACAAACGTCAAAGAATATCTATTTAAGGGCGTGATCGTTAATTTTGATTACAACTTTGCGCTTGGCGGTTTAGATACCGTGACGGTTTATTGTGCTGACGATTTTTATTTGTTGGCACAAACATATTTAGACGAGTTCAACGTCAGCGAAGAATTGTCAAGCGCTCGACTAACAGCCGTACTTGACCGACCCGAAGTTAACTACCCAGCAACACGCAACATATCTACAGGCACACAAACATTGGGTGGCGCGGCCGCGTACACAATTCCCGAGCAAACAAACGTGCTGGGTTATTGCTCACAAATTAACGAAGCTGAGCAGGGCAGGTTGTTTATATCGCGTGACGGCGATCTAACATTCCAACCGCGTATCGGTACAACGCTTGACCCGTCAGTAGCCGACTTTAGTGAACTGGGCGCTGACATACCGTACAACGGGCTAGGCATAACATTCGAAGCAGACCAAGTTGTTAACCGTGCGGTGGTACAGCATTTAGGCAATCAAAGCCCACAGGTCGCAGAGGACACAGGCAGTCAGGCAACATACTTTATACAGACGTACTCGATCACCGACAGTTTGTTGCACAGCGACGCAGCCGCACTAGACCTAGCAACGTATCTACTTGACCCTAACCCTGAGCCACGCTTCACGTCGCTTAACACGGCGTTTGCCATGCTTAGCAGCGCCGAACGCGACACCGTAGCCGTGATCGACATTGGCGACACGATCACTATTGAGAAATCGTTTGCCCCCGGCACTAACCCAGCGTCACTAGCCCAAGAACTAAGCGTCGAAGGCATTGAGCATTCAATCAACGTAAACAACGGGCATATAGTCACCTATTACACGTCGCCAACTACGGTCGTTTATGAGCTGATACTTGACGACCCAACGTTTGGTATCATCAGCGCTGACAACGCGTTAGGTTAAAGTAGGCACTATGGCGATACAAGATTTTACAGCGGGCCAAATTTTGACGGCTGCACAAATGGACAGTTTGCAGGCAAACGACTACAACCAAACAGTCAGCACCAAAACAGTTAGTTACACGTTGGTTGCAGCGGATAAAGGCACTCGAGTTGTAATGAACAGCGCAAGTTCAACAACGATCACGGTGAACACAAGCGTGTTTGATGCTGGCGACACTTTGTTTATTCAAAATATTGGCGTTGGCACGTGTACGGTCACCGCTGGAACAGCAACAGTAACGACCGCAGGGTCTTTAGCGTTAAGCACGTGGGCAGGTGGCACTTTGTATTTTACAAGTGCTAGTGCAGCAATTTTTTTTAGCGGATCGGCGCCGGCTTACGGTACAGCCACGGGCGGAATTGGTTCGCCAACAGCCGTTACGATTAGCGGCGTAAATTATCAGTATTTAACATTCAATGCGACTGGCACTTTGACGGTTACTAAGGCAGGTTTCTTTGATTACTTGTTGGTTAGTGGTGGACAGTCGGTAAGAAAGGCTGGCACGGGCTTAAGCCCATCTCGTGGTGGCGGTGGTGGCGGTGGTGTTGTTTTAATTGGGTCAGTTTATTTAGACGCAAACCAAACAATAACTATCGGTGCTGGTGGTGGTCTTGTAGGTAATTATGATGATTTAGCGACATCTAATCCAACAACTTTGGCGGCGACTTCACCATTTACACAAACAGCCGCACGAGCAATTTCAAAAAACACAGTAGGCACAGGCAGATCAGAAGCACGAGGTTATTCGAGCGGTGGTTCAATTAACGCTACAACTAGCGAAAACTTCACATCGGATTTAGGTAAAAAAGGCGGTAGTTCAAGCGCAAATACTAACGGCGGTGGCGGCGGCGGTTGGACAGCCAACGGCGGTGATGGCACATCGACTACGGGTGGTGCGGGTGGTGCTGGTTTTGACGTATCGGTGTTTATAGGCGGGTCAGAGGTGCGAAAAGCAATGGGCGGTGGAGGAGGCGGTTCGGTAACCGGCGGTGCGGCCGCAACTGGTGGCGTTGCTGGCAACACGACAACGGGAAATGACGGACTTGCCAATAGTGGTGGCGGCGGTGGCGGCGGCGCATTCGATCAGTCAAACGGCGCAGGCGGCAGCGGAATTGCTTACATTAGGTTTAAGGTTTAACTATGGCACATTTTGCAAAAATAGAAAACGACAAAGTAACAACCGTTATCGTTGTATCTAATGATGATTGCGGCGGCGGCGATTTTCCTGACAGCGAACCGATCGGTCAAGCGTTTATAGCGTCACTAGGTATAACAGGCGAATGGTTGCAAACCAGTTATCACGCAAATTTTCGAAGCGTTTACGCAGGCGCAGGATGTACTTACGACGCACAATTAGATAAATTTGTAGCACCGTTACCGATTGAGCCTAACGACAAGCAATAATGTGCGCTACTGGATATTCACTCTCACACTTGTTGCTAGTTGTGCAACAAGCAAAACAAACACAATCGGCACAATCAAAGTACGCAATCTATCCATAAGCGAGGTGTGTCAATATGGGTCGCCTGACCGGTGCGAAATTAGAAAATAACCAAATACACGCTCGACTGATCGTTACGGTCGGCGTACTCATGGCAATCACGTTTGTTTTAATGGTTGTCGGTTTGTTATTTGGTTTGTTGTTTGTGTCAATGCCTGAGGAAATGTCACCACTCGACAGCAAAATAGTTGACCTGCTTAGCACGATTAGCGTGTTTTTAACAGGGGCGCTATCGGGTCTTGTGTCGGCTAACGGCATAAAAAACGTAGACAAAAACAACGACGGCGTACCTGACGCACTCGAATGACAAAACCGTACGTTATAACTAAACAGCCAGTTGTTAAAGCGCCGCTGGCAGGCATGGCTAAATGGGTTGAGTTATGTTGCAAACACTCTGACGGCAGTTTGTGGAACAACGGCATATGGGTTGTGCGCGACATGAGAGGCAAACCTGGCATTGTCAGTAACCACGCTCGAGGTTTAGCAACCGACGTGTCGTACCGTTGGCAGGCACAAAAAAACAAAGGCGTTAAAGACGGCCGCAAACAATCGCTGGCATACGTCGTCAAGTTGCTTGAACACGCCGACACACTCGGCATACAACTTGTGATTGACTACGCGTTGAAACGGTCATGGAAATGCGATCGCGGCACATGGCAACCACTACCCAGCGTCGATGAGGGCGACTGGTATCACATAGAGGTTGACCCACGTCTAGCGCACGACCCTGAGGCCACAAAACAGGCATTTCAAGCCGTATTCGGACTATCACCGAAAGCAGCGCCGCAATCTGTTTAGGCTGGTTACCTACCCGAGAAAGTAGGTCACTATGACAC